AGTCCCATGGCAACGATGGAATCAATTGTAAAAGATTTCCTTGGCAAGAAAGACAACTACCTGATGCTTAAGCAATTTGTGAACGATTGCTTGGGTGAAGCCTGGGATGAGAACAAAGAGAATAAGGCATCAACCAACCAGCTATATCAGAGACGCGAACATTACACCGCGCAGGTTCCCAAGGGTGTTAGCTTCCTCACCTGTGCGATTGACGTACAGGGTAACCCGGATGCAGACAAGTCATGGCTGGAGTATGTGGTGATGGGTTGGGGTTTGAGTAACGAATCCTGGGTCATAGAGCATGACTTGATTTACGGGTCTCCAGCGGAACCTGAGATTTGGCAAGAAATGATGACTCGGATTAACAAGCAGTATACCACCTGGGCTGGAACCCTCATGGGCATCACCAGGACTGGCATTGATACGCAGGGTGGATATAGCAAAGAGGTTCATGAGTTCATCAAGGGTAAGCAGCCTAGAGTCATTGGGTTGGAAGGAAAGAAGAATAAGCCTGGAGCCCCGCTGTTCAGCAAGAGACGGAACCGGAAGATTAACAGTTGGGAAGTGGGAACCGATTCTGGCAAGGATACGATTTTCAGTATTCTGTCTATTGATAAGCCTGGGCCTAATTGCTGCCACTTTCCAGATGCGTTGGATGAAGAGTATTTCCTGAGCCTCTTGTCTGAGAAGAAGGTTGAAAAGATTGTTGGTGGGGTAAAGCTGAAGAAGTATTACCAGACTCGAAGCCGTAATGAAGTATTGGATATCACCGTTTACAATTGGTATTTATACAACCATGTCAAAAAGTATCGTCCCTCACTCCTAGAAGAAGGAATAAGGGCTCTGGATGAGATTGCAAAACCGGCTCAGACGGTTGTTGTGGATGTCTGCCACCTCAAAGAGGCACCGGCACAACCCATCCAAAGTCCATCAATTCCTGTCCCAAATCCTCCAAAACCACCGGAATTGAGTGCCAGGGAGAAGTATTTGCAGGGTCTGAAGGCATGGAAAGCCGGTTTTCAGCCCCGATAAGAGAATTACTAAGAAAGGAATCAAATGGCCGATATTTTTGATTATAACTTGTATGCACTCTTGCCAATACATGAAGACCTTTGGAAGCATACCGGCTTCTTTCAAGGGGACGATGTAACATTTTCTGTTGACCTCCCCATCCTCTCTGATGTCTCCGGTTCGTACACTTTGTATTATGTGTGGGCAAGGCAGGGAGTTACAGCATTCATTTGGCAATCAACCCCAGTTGTTGGGGATTTACAAGGCTTCTCCTTTAACATCCCAGCCGCTACAACCGCTGCCTATGTCCCTGGTAATTATTACATTACAGCTTATTTGATTTCAAATACTGACGGAACAAAGCACACCATTGGTCAGCGTGAGGGGTTTGTGAAGCCCAACCCAATGTTCGTGGCTGACCCTCGGAGCCCCAACCGTAAGTCTCTAGATAAAGTTGAGCAGGCTTTGGCTGAGGGTGCAGGCAGTGACGTAATTGAGTATGTGGTTGGTGGGAAGACCATTAAAAAGTCTAGACCTCAGATGCTTCAATTGAGAGCCTACTATTTAAATAGAGTTAAAGCTGAAGAAGGCAGGGCAATTGGCAGGATTTCATACTATCTATAAAGTGAGTTAAAGATGAGTTTACTACAAACGTTAGGCATTAGAAAAGACCCTGCCATATCAGATGCCCTTAAATATGACAACTTGCTTAAGTCCGTAAGACAGCAGGTTAAAGATGAAGGCAAGATGCTTACTCCTGAAAAGAAGGCATCTTTTGCTCAATCATACAAGCGGCTCTTTGAAGCGGCTCAGTATTCCCGTACCAATAACTCTTGGACGGCTATTGATTGGTCTCCAAATGAAGAGTTATATAATGACCTTCTTTTGCTTAAGATTCGTGCTAGAGACCTGTTTGCTAATGTCCCATGTGTGAACAACTTTGTTGTTTTGTTGCAAAACAACGTGGTTGGCAACAAAGGCTTTAAGTTCCGCTCCCTGGTTCAAAATGCAAAAGGTGGGATTAATAAGCCAATTGCCAGACAGATTGAGGTTGCGTGGGCTGACTGGTGCAAGAAAGAGAACTGTGAGACTTCAAACCATTACTCTTTCAATAGAGTGCTTGATTTGGCTCTTCTGAGCTTGGCCATTGACGGTGAAATCCTTATGCGTAAATACCCAGGAATGGGTAAATACAAATTCATGATTCAGCTTTGCCACTCAGAGCAGCTAATCATTACTCAACATAACGAGTATATGCTAGGCATCAAATCTGATGAGTTTGGTAAGCCTGAAACCTATGCAATCACCAACCGTCACCCTTCTGATGGATATCTCCGTTACCTCTATATCCCAGCAGAGCAGGTAATCCATTCCTACATTCCTTATCAAGTGTTGGCAAATCGTGGGTTACCTATGATTTTCCCCAGCATGACTACCCTGAGAATGCTTCAGGAATACCGTCAATCTGAGCTAATCAGTGCTCGAATTGAATCTTCACGTTTTGCAACTTACAGCCAGAATCAGCCGGATGATATTGACCCAGAAATCCAGGCTGAGGGGTTCATGATTCCGAGCTTTAAAAAGAGTGTCGTAGAGCCTGGAACGGCTGAAATCCTACCTCCAGGTGTGGAACTTCATTACCCAGAATCAACCCACCCAACCAGTCAGTTTGGTGAGTTTTGCCTTTCCTTACAGAAGGAAGCTGCCTCCGGTCTGAATCTCAGTTACAACAGCCTGTTCAGCGATTTTGAGCACACCAGCTTTAGCAGCATGAGAGCCGCTTTCATTCAAGAGAAAGCCATGTATGAGAAGCTCCAGCAGCTTCTGATTGAGGATGTGCTGACCCCTATTTTCAATGACTTCATTGATTGTGCGTGTGCGGGTGGAGCTTTGAAGCTACCCCCTGTGATGGGTGGGTATGACTACTACAAAGCCTGTGAGTTCATTCCTCGCGGAATTGAGTTCAGCAATCCCCTCCAGCAATCACAAGCGGCTGTTCAGCTTGTGGAAAACCGGCTGATGAGCCGCACTCAGTTTTGTCTTGGTCAAGGCACCACTTATGAGGCTGTGTTGGATGACATTAAGAATGAACAAGAGCTTGAGAAACTCAAGGGTATTAACTTTGTCATCACTCCCAAAAACTCAGTTATTAGCCCTGCCCCTGCTGATGATGTGAACACTCCGGTTGCTGGAATATCCACAGCAAGCGAGTAATCAGAATTACTAACAAGGGTATACGAATGAAAATTAACACAAAACAGCATAGGGTATTTGCTATTGAAGGCACAGACGCAGATGGTGGGAACTTTATTACCGCTAGTTTGAGTTCAGAATTGCCTTATCAGCGTGATTTTGGAATGGAAACCTTGCTTCATGGCAAATCCAATGTGGATATGTCCAGGGCTTCCAGACCGGAAGGCTTACCTCTTTTGCTCAATCATGATGATAAATCGCTCCCTATTGGCCGAATCAAAAATATCCGTATTGATGATGACCGGAAACTAAGGGGTGATTTCTATTTCTCTGGTAGGCCAGAGGCTCAGGCTGTCAAGCAAGATATCATTGATGGCATCCTCACTGATACGAGCATTGGCTACCAGATTAAAGATTATGAGGAAACCCCTAGTGATGTGGCCGGTAGGCCAAATAACTTCAACGTAACCCGTTGGATGCCCTATGAGGCAAGCCTAGTTGCAATTCCTGCTGATGCAACAGTAGGGGTAGGCCGGAACTTTGGCGTTGATGACACAGATATAGACACAGACGGAGACAAAATGGAAATACCACCTACCCCTGAAATCCAGGAAGAGAAGTCTATCAAGGAACTTGGCCTAGTTGATGGGCTGATTGACATTGGTAATGATGACAATCTTGAAAATAGCTCAGACCCAACTGATAAGACTGATTCAGATGGGCCAGACAGTGAAGAGGATAAGGCTCTAGAGGTTGACCCAGATTCCCCAGAAGAGAGCACCGCTGGTGGTACGTTGGCTGAAGAAAGCGAAAACGAAACTGATGTCAGGTGTGATGAAGAGAAGATGTTGAATGGAGACAAACCTAATCCTCCAATTGATGTGGTGGATGACCTTGGAGATGAAGATGATGGAGTGCCAAATTTTGATGATACTCGAAAAATGAGCAAATCAGAATTACTTAATACATCTGAAGTATCTGCACTCCGCACTGTCGCACTAAACCTGAAAACCCGTTCGCTTCAAGAAATTGACGCAATCATCTCAACATCAACACTGGATGAAGCAAGAAACCTTTTACTGACTCCAGAGCCCCCCAAGTCCACAAGACAACTTTTCATATCGGAGAACCGAAAAATGCTAGACATCAACAAACTTAATCGTGCTTTTACTGACCTAGTTAAGGGCAATCCCAACGCTCTTGAAGGTGACAACGCAGAACTCAAAGAGTATGTGCGTCAGACCGGAACCAAGTCTTTTGAAATCGATGTATTCAAGGATTTCAACCGCTCCCTGAACAAGGCTGACCTTGAGCAGATGAAGCGTGATATGACCACTTCCAATGCTTCAAACGGAATCAATCAGGTGGCTATTGGATATATTGATTACCTGTTTGCCCGTACTGCACTGCTTAAGGCTGGTGCAACTGTCAAGACTGGTGTTGGCTCCTTGGATTACATCAAGGTTTCTACTCCTGTGACTGTTACGGCACAGAGTGAAGATACTGCCGCACCTTCCGCAACTGGAATGACCTTCAGCAAGGTTCCTTACCTGCCTCATGAGATGGTGGCTGTTGTTCCTGTCAGCCAGGAACTCCAGAAGGAAAGCACTTATGACATTCAGACCATCATCCGTCAGGACGTTTCAAAGGCTTTCGCAGTTTTCATGGATAAGGTCGGTATCAACGGTTCCACCGCATGGACTAACCCAATCAGTGGTGTTCTCACCTCCGGTAACTACCAGTCTTACATTCCTTCCGCTACCGCTTCGTCTGTTCCTGCTTTCGCTGATGTCAATCAGCTTAAGGCAATCGTTGACCAAGTTGCAGTGAACTTGGATGACTGCTCTTATCTCTGCTCTCCTCAGTTGTTCGGATTGATGGAAACGGTTGCAAAGGGAACTTCGATTTACGTTCCTATCGCTGACCACACCCCCTTCAACAACATCAACGGATACAAGACTTTCACCTCTGCCAACGTGCCAAACAACGTTGCAACCGGTGGCCAGTGCTCCCTAAGCGGAACCACCATGACCCTGACAACTGCCCCAACTCTTGGCTCAGTTGCTCTTGGAATGACCATCACCGCAACTGGCGTTCCTGCCAATGCTTACATTACTGGTCTCCTCACTGGAACCTGGAATGCCGTTGGTTCCACCTACTCGATGTCTGCCGCTCTTACTACTGAGTCTGCTGAGAACTTCTCTGGTGTTCAGTACGGTCTCATCTTTGGAGACTTCACTCAGACTGAGTTCTGCTTCCAGTCACCCCTTCAGGTTCTGGTTGACGATATCACCATGTTCTCCAAGGGAATCACCAACCTGTGCTTCCGCCAGTATTTGGACTTCGGAGTCAAGCAGCCAACCGCTCTTGCTTACAACCCCGCTTACCGTCTGGTCTAATCGGTAACATACAAAAATTCCCATCAGAAATGGTGGGAATTTTTGTTTATAAGTGGTCCCACGTTTTCGCCTATCTGAAAAAGTGGAAAATCACTAGAACAGAATTACTAGGTGTATGTCACTAAAACAGCTAAACCACATTTTTGAATCAGATTTGGCGTTTGTCTTATCTGACGTTGGCTCTGTGGTTACTTATGGCTCCTATCAGACTCATGGGGTTCTGATAAATGAGCCCAAAGATATCCTTCAAATGTCTTCCAAGCAGTATGCGGTTTTTGATGTTGAAACAACTCTCACGATTCAAACCGGTTCAATTGGAACCATAACAAGCAATACCAATATCACTGTTGATGATGTCGTTTATCTGATTCACAGACCTCTTTTGATTTCTGATGGGCTTGAAACCAAGCTCTTTCTTAGTCTGGCGGTTGTCTAATGTATTCCAATGCTCCAGCTATCCTAACTCAAATAAAGAATGATATCACAGCCCCAATAACGGCTTTGCTTCCTACGGTTCAGGTTCACTTGGATGAAGACCTAGATATCAGCTATGCAGACCTTCCCATAGTCGCTATCTACCCCACAGAAGAGCGTACAGATGCTGATTACAACAATGACAATCTAGGGCCGTTCAAGAAAGAATTGGCTATCCGCATTGAAATACGTATGGGTGGCACCCCAGCTTCAACGCTCTGCACACCCATCATTAATGCTATTGTGGCTACCCTACAGACTGACCCCGGATTGGGTGGGTTGTGCAACAACTTTGACTTTGAGCCAATTACCTGGGCAACCGGCCATCTTGGCTCCGGTATGGCCAGTGGTGCAGCTTTAGAGATGCTTATAAGATACATTACTCCACTCTCCTAATTTCTGGGGAAAACAGAATTACTCATAGAGGCTTTTAATGATTATCAAGTCAACCAAGACAAATCTTTTAGTAAATGGCGTTTGGCTACCATTTAACGTCAATATAACCGTTTCAGACGCTGAGGGAGCCTCCTATTTGGGTCATGACGGAGTTGTTGAAGTGCAAGACCCCAGAGCAGAAGTTATCGCTGAAATCCATCAGCTTGAACAGCAAGAAAATCTCCCTCTTTCATAAGGAAAAATGACAAATGTCCGTAGTTGGTACACTTAATCAGTCTTTCAAAATTGTTGGCCCCGCTCAGGTTTACTTGGTGGCCTATCCTTCTGGTGGATACACCGGAGCTTCTGACGCTCTCAGAGTCACCAACCTGAAGTCTCAGTTCTTCTCTGATGCTGCCACTGACGCAGACCGTGTGCTGATTCCCAGCCCGTGGGCTGACCTGGATGCAACTGGTGTTGACATTGAGATGAAGTCAACACCAATCCAGTTCGACCCAAACAACGGCTCTAAGTATACGATGGCTTACGGCCCCGCTAGCTGCACCGTTAGCTTTACCTTCCATGATGCTGATGCCAACCACATGATTGATAGTTTCAGTGCTCTTAGCTCTGATACGTTTACTACCTTATCCGGAGCCAGCATTGCAGGACGTAAGACCGTCATCCTTGGCCGTCAGTCTGCGCCCCTACAGGTTGCAATGCTTATTCGCTACCCATCAGGCATCATCAGCCCCACTGGAGTAAATGAATATGCCAACATCTACATTCCAAACGCTACCCTCAATCCTGATTTCAAATTGAAGATTGACAAGAAATCTGCTGTTACTTGCTCTGTTAAGGCAGAGGTAATCAATGAGCAGACTCTTCAGGGTACGATGCCGTTGGCCCCTTTCTGCCTCACCGACCAAGTTACGGCAGCCGCAACTTCCTAACCCACACAAGCTGGTTCCTCCTACTCCTCTCCAGCTTGGAACATGCCCCCTCAGATGGGGGCATGTTTTGTTTTGAGAGAATTACTAGGTGAATCAAAGGAGAAAATATGTCAGCACCTCTCAACCTTACCGGAGCAACCGGAGCGTCTGCACCGGCATTCACCGTCCAGGTTAATAAGGCAGCCTTCCTGGCATCCGTTCAGCAATACATTAACCTCAGCCCCATTCAGGCAGAGGTGTTGGTCATCAAAAAGCTGTCCTGGCCAGGGTGCCTCTTGCCTCCAACCTGCTGGACAACCATTACTGACCTTGAGCAGATGATTAGCCTGATTTGCTCCGCTGTGGAGCTTGCTAAAGAAAAGCTCATCCAGCAGTCAGACCCAACCGGCAAACTAGGAGCCAAGGTTGACAATGAGCTAGCCCTGACTACCGCTGTTCAGATTCTTGGTTCCTACGTCACTTTTGGTGGGTTCATCGGAATCCTGGTTGAGCGCCTGAAAGAGGAAATCCTGAATGCCATGGTCAGCCTATGGGTTGATGGGCAAGCTGTCAGTTGGATTCCCCTAGCTGAGAAAATCTTGGGTGTGGCTCTTTAAGATGGGCAAACCTCAGGAGACCAAGCCTGAGAAACAACAGGAGACAAAACTTGAGCCCCCGATGATTACCAGGGGCTCTGAGCGGAATCAATGGTTGAAGCCTAAGAATCAGAGACCTTCAAAGCCTCCCACCTATGAGGAATAGGCTATTTCTTCTTCTTCACAGGCTTCTTTTCTTCCCTAGCCTAGCAGGGAAGTTCAACCCAGATGTTCAAATGCCTCTGCTGTGCTCCGGCACCGGCCTAGGCTGGCTTCAAATGCCTTCAGGTCAGTGTCCGCATACCGAATCAGCCTAGGCCCAACCTGGACGAACCTAGGGCCGGTGCCATCTGCCCTCCACCGCTTCATAAGACTTGCACTCACACCTAAAACTTTGGCAGCTTCTTTCGTATCCAATAGCATTTTGCTTCTCCTGCTATCTAATACTCAGAAGCTGCCAAGTCAGAGAGGGTCAGCTAAGATTTTTTGTGGCCATTTAGAGCAGCCGCAACAAAGCTGCCAACCTCATTGGCATTCTGCTTAGTCTTATCCTGCATCAGGTGAGCATACCGCTGGGTAGTCCTGATGCCCTTGTGGCCAAGCAACGGCCCCACTTCCTCCAGAGTCTTGCCGTTGGAAATGGCCAGGGAAGCATACGAGTGACGGATATCATGGATGTGGAAGCTCTCCAACCCCACCTTGCTCCGCACAGCCTGCCATACATCGTCAATTTCCCAGCATTTTCCACCTTTGGTGCCCTTGAACACTCTGCCCTCACCCTTCATACCCTGAAGAAGTAATACCGCCTCTGAGGACAAGTGGATGACCTTCTGACCGGCCTCCAATCCTGTCTTGTGAAGCTCCGCAGGAATGGTGATGGTGGCTGCCTCAAGGTCAACCCATTCCCACTGCATTTCCATGACTTCATCCTTTCTCATGCCGGTCATGAGGAGAAGATGCAAACCCGCTACCGCACCGGCTTTGCCCTCAACCTTGCCAAGCTCCTCAGCAACAGCCTGATAGTTCTCAACCGTCATGTAATTTTGCCGTGGTGGTAGTTTGTTCCGCTCAATCTCCACGCATGGGTTAGCTGTCTTCCGGAGACCCAAGCCCTTCGCCCATTTGACCATGCTGGAGAGAACTTCCACCATTGCGTTAGCAGCCGTAGGGGTGGGATGCAGTGAATCAAAAACCTCTCGCACATCTGCTTCACTGAGCCGTGAAACCAATATGTGGCCTAGCTTTGGGAGAATGTGTAGCTTGATGACGTTCCGGTATTTCTTCTGCGTTTTGGTCTTCAGCTTGACTGGTATGTATTCCTTGTCGTACCTGTCAGCCAGGGCTTTTACGGTCAGTGCAGTGGGGTCAACACCTTGAACCGCCTTGGGGTTCAGCCGCTCCGGCCCTTCCATCTGCCCCTTGAGGAAGCGGAGCCGTGCCTTAGCTCCATCCAGTGTCATGGCCGGATACGAGCCCATCCGCACCATGCCTTGTTTTCCATGCAGGCAATATTTGTAAACCCAGCTACGCTTGCCGGTCGGAGCCACCTTGACCCCCAATCCTCCATCCTCTGTGTCCCACACGTACTCGTAACCCTCCGCGCCCTTCAACCCCCGAACAACCGAGTCAGTCAACTTCTTCAGCATGGGAAACCTCCAGCTACAAAATAGCTACAGCCGCATTGGTCGTCAATGCCTTTTGGTGACCTCCATTCCAGCAAGCCCAATTGATTCTAAAGCTAGTTAGCTCTTGCTGACCCCCGCTGACCAACCCACCAGCACATTGTTCATGTCGTGGGACTTAGTGTTTAACACCTTTGGTTTCAATATTTATGATTTTGAAATGGGGGTTGTGGCTACATTTTGCATACAACCAAAAATATTCCTTGGTAGCCCTTCTGAACCCTCGCTGACTGAGTATTAGTCTGTATGCCACCTGAGAGGCTACCCCAAATACCAGACGGAGAAGACCATGAACCACAGCACTGAAACCACCATCCAGACCGCCCAAGACATCACCCGCCTCGACGCCCTCTACCGTAAACTCCTCCGAAAGGCCACTTACACCCAATTGAGAAGGTGTCTCAGCCAGGAGGACTGCCAGGAGATTTCCGCCCTGGTCTACCGGGCGGAACACGAACTGCTCGACAGCCTCAAGTAACCAAGACAGCACCGGCCCCCACAGCCCCCTAGCGGGGGCTTTTTTATGTCCATTCATCTGCTGTAGCAGCCTCTAGGAGCCCTCGAACGTTCCAGGGTGGCACATCAGCACAGCCGAACAGTCCTAGGGGCTCTTCTTTTATGTTCAATGAGAATTACTACCCATAGGGGTTATGCTTCGAAGCCAATCTCTATCACAGGAGATTGGGCATGACCACTAATAAAACAGAACAGCCTTTGCTTAATGTAAGGGCTGTTTTTCTAGAAACCAAAAGGTGCTTTGAGTGTGGTGAAATAAAGTCAACCACTGAGTTTTCTAAATGTTCAGCCCAAAAAGATGGGTTAAACCGTTCCTGTAAAAACTGCTGCAAACATTACAGTAAAGAGTGGCGGGGAAAAAACCCTGAAAAGCTAGAGAAATACTCTCAACTGTATTATGAAAAGGTTAAAATCACTAAAATTAAAAAAAGCTGGGTTTATCAGATAAAAAATAAGTATAAATTGACTGAGGAACAATATTCTGAACTATTAGAAAAACAAAATGGTGTCTGTGCTATTTGTGGCAAGGCAGAAAAATCAAAGGCTAGATTGTGTGTTGACCATGACCATAAAACAGGAGTGGTGAGGGGTCTGCTATGTGGGAACTGCAATAAAGGGATTGGCCATCTGATGGATGATATAGGAGTTCTTAAAAGTGCGATTACATACCTTGAAAATATCTCAAGAATTACTAGTATGGAGAAGAAGACATGAAATCTGCTACAAAACCCAACAGCTTCAACCTGCGTAGGCTTGAATTATCCCTGCCTCTGGTCAAAGCGATGGAAGAGAACGACCCGAAAGCATTTGTTAATCTTGCCGCAATCGTCATGGCTGATGATGAAAGCCTGAAGATTTACTGTGCGGGAAACAAGGAAATCCTACAGCCTTTCTTAGACAAGGCATACGTTATGGATGCGGATGAGGTGGCTGCTCTGCTGTCGGGTTTTACCTCAGCCTCAAAGAGGTTTTCTCTTATTCTGAGTGGCTTCAAGCCAGAGGAAGTCAATCTCATGGAAGCGAATCAGAGAACCAAACTGGCTGCTTTATTGCAAGACGAATCAGCCTCCAAGCCGGTGGATACGAGCAAGCCTTAAACATGCAGGCTGATGAGGCACTGAGGCTGCTGGAAGACGTTCTAAAGAATGAGGAAATTGAAGGTTATAAATATTCACAATTGCTCTATCACTCCAGCCTTCCTTTGTATGCAAACAGCACTGAATTACCAGAACCACCAGAAATGCCTGATTGGCTTGAAGATTTGATAGATTAAGGATTTACAGAATGGCATCGTCAGATAACCAACTTAAAGTAACCCTCACTGGTGACTCAACCCAACTCCAAGCCATGATAGAGCAGGCTGGTTTCAGCGTTGCTGATTTTGGTAAGAAGGCTGCTGACGCTGTTGATTCCATCGGCCCCAACCTGATGAAGATGGCTCTTGGGTTTGGAACCATGGCCGGTGCGGCGGACAAGGCTTTGGGCATGGTGATTGATGGCCTAAAGTCCATGGTCAGTTACATTCCCAACTGTATTGAGCGTACCAACGCACTAGCTGAGACCTATAAGGGCTTGGCTGTCACGGCTGGCATGTCCACTACGGATTTCAACGCCTGGAATGCAGCCATAGAGCTTTCTGGAGGCAAAGCAGAAGACCTGACTTCCCTGGTGCAGGGAATGGAACGGGGTATCAAGCAGCATTCCGCTGGGCTGATTGAGAACAGGATTGCAACCGACCAAGCAGCCCTCAGCCATATGAGCTTGGCTGAATATGTCTCTGCTGTGGTTGAGAAGCTCAAAAACATCTCTGACCCAACCCTGAGAGACCAGTTGTTAATGGAGAGTTTTGGTAAAACCGGAATGGGCTTCGCCTCAATGCTGATTGAAGTTAATAAGCACCTCCAACGGGGTCAGGAAATTACCGCTGCGGGTGGCACCATCACTGATA